CCATTTGCAGTATTTGAAGTAGACCCTGAGCCACATACATTCTTTGGTCGTAGTGTTGCAGACTTACTTATGAATGACCAAGACTCTTCTACAGCTATGCTGAGAGGAATGATGGATAACGTAGCATTAACAAACTCACCAAGACAAGGTTATGTGCAAGGTCAAGTAAATGTTGATGATTTAATGAACAACGAGATAGGTGGTTTAGTAAGAATGAAGTCACCACAAGCGCTTGTTGATATTGCAACTCCTTTTGTCGCAGGTCAGGTATTAACTGCGATGCAATACATGGACGATGCTGTTGAAGCTAAATCCGGTGTAAGCCGAGCTTCTATGGGTCTTGACCCTGATGCCTTACAAAATACCTCAGCTACTGCGGCTCGTCTACAAGCACAACAAGGTTCTGCTCAGATAGAAGTTATGGCTCGAAATATCGCTGAGGGAGGACTAAAACGCTTATTTAAGCTAATGCTAAACCTTTTAGTAGAAAATAGCTGTGAAGATACTATGATGCGTTTACATGGTGAGTTTCAACCAGTAGACCCAAGAGTTTGGAACACAGGTATGGATATGACTGTAAATGTTGGTGTTGGTACTGGACAGGAAATGGACAGACACAATGCATTAAGTCAAGCATTGCAAATGCAAATGCAAATATGGTCAAATTATGGCTCAGGTAACGGATTAGTGACTATGTCAGGTATTCGTAACACATTAGGTGATATGTTAGCTTTACAAGGTGTGCGTAATGTTGATAGATACTTTAATCCAATGACACCTGAAATGGAAATGCAATTAATGCAACAGCAACAACAGATGGAAGCAGAAAACCAACAAATGACTGAAGCTGAAGCACTTGTACAAGCAGAACAATATAAAGCAGATAAGAAAGCTGAGATGGATATGCTTAAAGCACAAATTGATGCACAGAAAGCTATTGCAGTTGATGATAGAGAGCGTGATAAGCTTGACCAAGACCTTATTATTAAAGCCGCAGAGATATTAGGTAATTATGGTACTAAGGTTGATGTAGAACAAATAAAAGTGGCTCAACAAGAAGCGAGATACCCACAAGAATCACCTGCACAGGCAGTAACAGGAGGTAGGTTCTAGTGGCATCGAAACTTTCAATTGTTGAAAAATCTGCTAGAATGAAGACATTACAGGCTGACGATATGTTTCAGTTAGCCTTAAAAGAGATTACAGAACAGCAAATTGCTGTGTTTGTAAACGCTGATTCGACAACGGATGAGCGAGAGGAGGCACATAACATGATATGTGCAATTAGAAAGATTGATGATTACTTCGACTCCGTAAAAACGGATGAAGCAATGTACAATCGCAAACTTAAATAGGAGACAGTACCTTGGCTAACGAGACTGAAACCCCAATAACTGACATAGATAGTGCTTTAAGTAGCATTGTTGAGCCAGTAGAAGAAGAGACAACAGAAGAAGTAATAGAAGAATCTCAGGAAACAGAAGAAATATCTGCTGAGGCTGAAGTTGCTGATGAAGTTGAAGAAGAAGTAACAGAAGAAGCTGAAGAAATTGAAGCTTCGGACTATGAGGATGACGAAGACCCAATAGAGGATGCCAGTTCTGAAGACCCTGTAACACCTGAATTTTTTACTGTTAAAGTAAATGGTCAGGAAGAGCAGGTAACCTTAGAGAACTTAAAGCAAGGCTATAGTGGACAGAAGTACGTCCAACAAGGTATGCAGGATGTGGCGGCACAACGTAAAGAAGCCGAAACAGTCTACACAGCCTTGACTAAAGAACGTGAGCAAATGGCTCAGTTATATCAACAAATCCAACAAGGAGGATTAGCACAGCCACCTGTGAAACCTACTAAAGAACTTTTTGATGCTGACCCAATAGGGTATATGCAAAAAAACCTTGAGTATGAAGAGCAGATGACTTCTTATAATCAGCAGATGGCACAACTTGAACAGGTTTCGCAACAGCAAAGCCAAGCTCAACAGACTGCTATGAAAGCACATTTACAAGAACAAATGCAAATCTTACAGAAGGACATTCCTGACTTTGCAGACTCTAAAAAAGCAACTGCAACTAGGGAAAGGTTGATAAAAACAGGAACTAATCATTATGGTTACACTAATGATGAAATTGCACAAATAACTGATGCAAGGGCAATAAAAGTATTGCACGATGCTATGAAGTATCAAGACATCATATCAGGCAAGTCAAAGGCTGAAGCAAAAACTAAGTCTGCGAAACCTGTTGTGAAGCCGGGTGCTAAAAAAATAGCTACTCCAAATGCTAAAATACGTTCTCGCCAAAAGGCAAAACTCAAAGAGTCAGGTAGCATTGATGATGCTCTTGGCTTAATTTTAAATAATACATAATGGAGAAATATTATGGCGCAACCTAGTAATACATTCGACAGTTATGATGCAAAGGGTCTACGAGAGGACTTAGAGAACGTTATTTATGACATCTCTCCTGAAGAGACTCCTTTTTATTCATCGTTGAAAAAAGTAAAAGCAAGTAACACTTACCATGAGTGGCAGACAGATGCACTACGTTCATCAG